GCGCTTTGACGAGGCTGAGTTGATGCCCGCACGACCTCTTGAGGTTCGGACTGGAGGGTTGCGAACTGCGCCGGAGTTGCCGCGGGCTGTGGGGGCCCGGGGGGGTGCTTGGGAGCGTCGTTTGGGGCGACGCGGGGTGGTCTTGCGCGGTTTAACCATACTATATATATTAAATAAATTACTGACACAAATATAAGGTGAGCCGTTGAAGGAACACGGGATATTGGTTGTTGGTGTATAGGGCGATGAAGTTGGGAATTACTTATGCCCGACGCCGGCTATTCGTCGCGCGCTGCGGCCGCGTTGACTTGTGGCCAATCGAGGATGACGGGGAGGGATCTCACCTGGGACAGGAGGTTCTCAAACTCCTCCTCGTCCCGTCTGGTAAGTCCGTAGCGAGCCTCGACAAACTCGTATGTGGCGGCTGTTGCGGTGTGCGGCTTGGCGGCGACGCGATCGAAGGTGCGTGCAGGTCCTTCGGGCTTAGCGAGGCGCCGGTGGACCTCGAAGAATGGTCGAAGAAATGGGACGAAGGAGACGGAGGTTTCGAGTGAGACGGCGGCGCCGTAGATGTCCGCCTTCTCGGAACTTGTGGTCCACCCCGCTCGATAGAGCTGTCGCCCAATTTTCGGCCCGAAGACGGTGCCGTCGGATGTGGGGTATGGTATGAGACTGAGGAATTCGTGCTCCGTTGGGTCGGATGTGAAGGACAACTCAACTTCGAGCCCGAGCTCGCCGAACCGGGCTTTAATGTACTCCTGAGGGAGGTCGAGAGCGGACGGTGTGCCGATTAGCTCGGTGTCGTCCCCCCCGATCACGATCACGTAGGTTGTTGTGGATGGCGGGCCGAAGACGTGGACGTACGCGGCGAGGTTGATACCGCTCCCGGAATCGGTGGTCCATTGTTTCCCGGACACCTGCCTCGGCTTACGAGACCGAAAACGGATGTGTCGGGCGCCCTGCGCGACGCCCGCGGGGTGGGCGGCGGTTTTGAGAGCGGAGAGAACGTCGCGCGGGACACCGCTGGCGCCGTACCAGTAGAGTTTGAGGGACAGAGCCCCGCCGCGTTGGTGGACGTCGAAACGTGAGAAGTCCCCTCTCCCGTAACGCACGCGCCCGCCGGTGAGCCCCTTGAAGTGGTCGGTCCAGTGATCGAAATGCTCGCCGAGCTGCTCCGCTGTCACGCAAGTGGCGAAGATGACGAGGTTGTCGAGAGAAAACCCGAAGACTTCTCGAAGGGCCAGAGAGTGGCGGTATATGTGGGGAGACACGAAGGCGTTGAAGCGAGGTTGAAGGTTGAGGACGATGCGTGGGTCGTTCGCTGAGGGGCCGATACAGTCGACGGACCCGGTCTTCTCGCGCTTTACG